TTCAAACCAGGTTTAGTTGAACATAAATCAACTGCAATATGGAATGCGCTTCTTGATAATGACTACAACCCAAGATTCTTTTTCAGATTAGCAAGAAGATCAAGCACTTTGCTTCAATTAATTGCTGAACTTCAGTTGATGTGGCCTATACTGATGGACAACTGGGCTGAAGTCAATAAAGTAGATCCAAGACAGGTGTTCAGAACTAAAGATGAACGTGATGAAGACGCGGTTATTACTAAATTTGGCAGATATAAAGCAACTAAGTTCAGATCAAGAATCTACTTTGAACTTGAAAGACAAGTACTTGATGTGATCCGCAAATTCATGTCAGAAAAAATCTGTCATCTTATGCATGATGGATTCTTCACACCACATCAAGTTGACACAGAAAAACTCCGGCAATTAATCAAACAAGAAACAGGATTTGAAGTCAACATATCTGAAGAAGTCTTATCCGCTGCATAGTAGAAACTGTTATACTGTATACCTTTTTCTGCAAGCTCAATAAATACACTTATATCAACAAGAGGAGAACCCTAAATGAGAAATATCCCAGGATGTGAAATACCAGCAATCAAGAGAAAAGCAATTGAACGCCTTGCGCTGAATATTAAGCAGCAATCACAGGAGATTGAAGAGCTCAAGTCAATAGTAACTAACATGGAAGCTGAATTAGATTTAGCCAGGATCACCCTCTTCATTCTGGAGAATGCTCAGTGAAACATCAATCAGTTAAAGAGCTTGAATCATATCTCAAAGAGGTTGAATTCAGACTGAAACAACTTAACACTGTCAAATCAGACATTGAAGCCAAAATTCAGCAATTGAAGAAAAGCGCCTGATGTCAAGACATATCATTCCAGGCACTGACATACCACTCTATGTCCTCTCACCAGATCAAGATCAATTTGACTGTGACATTGAAGCACTGGAAGATATTTTAGACAAGACAGAGCAAGAAATTTATAAAACTAGAGTTGCCCTTAACCTAATCAAGGAAAATAAAGATGCCTACCTTCAGAATACCAATCTCCCTACTTGAAAAACTCAAGATAGGACAGCAACTAATCACCAATAAGAATAAATCATGGATACAGGACACTGGTACTTCCCAACAACCTTTGACACAACAACTGCTTTTGGATTTGTCTACCGCATTATCAACATGTCAACAGGTCAGAGCTACATTGGAAAAAAGCAGTTCTGGAGTAGAACAACAAAGTCAGTCAAAGGCAAGAAAAGACGCCAAGTGACACTGAAGGAATCTGATTGGAAGACATACACCTCATCCTCCAATCAGGTGAACCCGGATATTGCCGCTCACTCCAAGAGTATGTTCCAGTTCCATATGCTATCAGTCCATAAAACAAAACAAGAACTTGACTTCATGGAAACTAAGACTCAATGGCAATTAGATGTCTTGAATGCCAAATTACCAGACGGCTCAAAGATGTTTTACAATGGCAGAATTGAAGCCATCCGCAATAATCAATACACTAAAGACAGGGTGAAATTTATATGAACTTTGAAGAATCAAATGTAGATCTATTTGGTATCACGGTGAAGCGCAGACCAATCAACTATGTTGGACCTCAACCAGAAGGCAAAGCACCTCAAGAAAAGACGCCTAAGCCGCCTAAAAAAGAGAAAGCTTACTCCCCACCTAAGGTCAAAGTTGAAAAACCTAAGAAGCAAAAGCTTACTGAAGAGCAAATCAAGAAGCGCAAAGCTGAAAGAGCACTCCACTGGTACAATGAGCGCAAACATGATGAAGCACTCCTTGAAAGACGCAGAGCATACGCAAGAGAGTATATTGCCGCTAAGAAAGATAAATAGACAAGTCTACATGGGGTAGACACAGGAATAATCAACATCTGTAAAAGATCAAGGGAGCCCACAAAGCTCCCTTTTTCTTTATGAGTGAAATATTTTTACAAGACCAGTTTCTTTTTTAGGTTTGAGGGTGTAATATTTGTTCTGTACTTGATGAACTTAACCAAAAGAGGAACTGAAAATGAAAATGTCTGAACAAGCCAAAGCAATTGCTGAAGTACTTTACGCCATCCATTCATTGCGCGGCCATATCAAATCAGAAGACAAACTTCTGGCAGATCTGGTTCAACTTGCCAAACTTAATGGTGCCAACGCAGACCAAGTCCAATGGTTTTCAACCGCAAATGCAATGTTTGAAGTGCCTGAATATCTGCTTCAAAAAACTGAAATGACCCAAGATGATGTTGAAGAACTGTTCAGCTTTATCAAGTCATTTTACAACCGAAAAGTTGCAAATGGTACCTTCAACAAGGAAGTCAAACAATGGCTGCGCCAACTTGGAAATTCCTTGTTCTTCATGCATTACAAGAAAGGTCAAGATGATCTGCACATTGAATGCTTCAACAACGGAAAGCGTGGATTTGACCTTAAGCTGATGAAGGACTTTGGACTGATTGTTGAAGTTGATTCATCCACTGACATTGACCGCCTTCCAACCACTTTCCAAGATCAACTGCGTGGCAAGCAAATTCCACATACCTTCCTTATGGACACATACCTTGCTGAACATGCGGTCAGAAATCAAATGACATTGTTCAACTTCTGACAGATCTTCAAATCAAAATCTAAGGGCCTTGCGGCCCTTTTTCATTTCTTCCGCGCATATTGAGCTTCAGTCAACAACCCCTCAATATACCCTCTGTCAAACTTAGTCAATAGCATACCCCTCATCCGCTCATCAAAAGAAATATGCATCCAAGTACCATACTCATGGATGATCTGATCAAACTTAATCCCTGATTTCACCACCAATTTACACAGCTCCAATGGAGTCATATTAGGTGAATGACAATCAACAGCACATCCTGTTGTATGAGCTGAAGTACTTACCCCACCTATAGCTTTATTGACTTCAGGACTTCTGTACCATGAGCTTATCACCAACGGTCCAGTAAGCTTCCTCACCTCCTCAAGCTTTGAAGCCGTCACCATGATATTCCCAACTGCTTTACTATCAGGCAGATTTGGATAACCAAGTTCATCTGCCTTAGCAGACTTTATAGCCTCTTCCCATGTGAAATGTTCAGATAATGGTTTACTCATGAGCTTCTCCTATTTTGTGCTTCTGTACAAAGAACTATTTATGAACAGTTATCAATAAGACTTATAAATAAGTAATGTACTAATAAGCACTAACACTAAGCGCCGGAGGGCAAACAATGAAAGAAACCAATAATTTAGAACCTAACAAGCGTTCCCCTAAGAGTAGAACCTTGTTTAAAGATACACTAACCAGGGCACTACTTGAGAATGATGCTGTTCAATTGAGAATGATGTGTCAACAATTGATTGGAATTGCAGTGGATGGTTCACTACCTATTCCTGATAGACTTAATGCAGTCAAGATCATCATGGACAGAGTTGATGGTAGAGCTGCTCAATCAGTTGAAATCACAGACAATACTATTGGTTTACCATCAGCAGGCAATTTCAAGATTGTCAAAGTAGAACCTACTCAGGGAGAATGATATGGAAGAATGGACTAAAGAAATGCTTGAGAACTATATCCTTCAGCATTTAGATGACTCTGATCAATATTGGGTTGAAGAAGCTAAGGCACTCTTAGAGCAATATGTCTGAACTTCAGCTTTTAAAGCACCAATATGAATTTTGTGCTGATCAAGAGACAAGATACTTAGCACTTGTAGGTGGATATGGTTGTGGTAAGACTTATTCATTCTGTGTCAAGACCATCTTCATGGCTGCTGCAAATGTTGGATATAGGGGTGCCATCATGGAACCTACATACTCCATGGTCAAGCGCACTCTCATTCCAGCCATGAATGAAGCTTTAGAGAACTTGAACATCCCTTATTCATTCTCCAAATCAGACGCTATCTACACCCTTCACTTCCAAGAAGGTGATTGCACTGTCTACTGTCTATCTGCTGAGAATTACACCAGAATGGCAGGTATGAACTTAGCTTTCTTTGGGGTGGATGAATGTGACACCATCAATAAAGAGACTGCAAGGTCAATGTGGAACATGGCTATCTCAAGACTTAGATCTGGGAAAGTATACCAGGGATTTACAACCTCAACACCTGAAGGTTTTAAATTCCTCTATGAATACTTCCATGATGAGCCTTCAAATAATGAGAAGATCACTGACAGAAAGTTGATCAGGGGAAAGACAAAGGATAATCCATTTATCCCTGCGGACTTTATCCAATCATTGCTTGATAACTATCCTGACCAGTTGATTAAGTCATATTTAGAAGGGGAGTTTGTCAATTTGAACTCAGGTGCTGTATATCCTAATTTTGATAGAGTTCTGAATCATACTGAATTAAGTCTCAAAGATTTCCCAAATCATCCTTTGCATATTGGTCAAGACTTTAACATTGGTCAATGCGCTTCAGTAGTTTCTGTAATGCACAATGGAAATCCAATTGTTGTTGATGAGATTACTGACACCTATAATACAGAGCAACTTATCATAAGACTCAGAGAGAAGTATGGTAAGCGTCATATCACAATATATCCTGATCCTGCGGGAAGTCAGAACAAGACTTCAGCATCTCAATCAGACATTGTAATGCTGAAGCAAGCAGGATTTGATTTGAACTTTTCTAAAGCTCATCCACCAATCAAGGACAGAGTTAATTCTGTGAATGCTTTGCTTTGTAATTCAAATGGAAATAGGCGTCTCCTTATAAATACAAAAACATGCAAAGAACTGACTAAATGTCTTGAGCAACAAGCTTACAAGAATGGAATGCCAGATAAAGATTCAGGCACTGACCATATGCTTGATGCTTTGGGATATTTTATCTACAGGACTTATCCAATCATTGGTAGAGCATCTGTCAGACAGTATTAAACTTAAAGGAATATAAATGAAATCACCAAATATCAGTGACCTTATTGATGCAGAAGAAGCTGAATTAACAGACAAGATTCTTGACTACTATGATGGTGATCAAGAAGAGCATCTCATTAAACTGCTTTCAGATCCTCATAAAGGCCGTAAGGATTGGCAAACTAAAGGGATCATCCCACGCTCTAGAAATGTCCTCAAGATGATTGTGGATAAATCTGGTTTGCTCTTCTCTGACAAAGCACCTAAGCTTGATGTCTACTCCAATGGGACTGTAGATGAACTCCAATCAGCTAAACTTCAATCTGAACTTGAGAAAGTAGATTGGGTTGAATTCTTCACAAACTTTGACTCAGTGGTCAGAATGTTGAAGACTGCTTGTGTACTTGTACAATATGACAATGAAAATCAAACTTTGATTCTTGACATATTGACCCAAAAGAACTCAGCAATTGTCATGGGCTCCAATAAGCAAATCAACACCTTGGTTTACCGTACTTTAGGTGATGCAGATGATAAGCTTCAAGAGTTTAGAGTATTCACCAAAGAATTGATTCAAGATATTCAAGTGAATGAGAATGGTGAGGAATCTATTCTTCAAGCAGTTCCTAATCCATTTGGTCTAATTCCTGTAGTTGCTTTCCATGACACTAATACGCCAAGAGTTCATTTCTGGAATGAGATACCAACTGACTTGGTTCAAATCAATGAGATGTACAATTTGCACATCACAGACTCTGAATATGCAGCTTCATGGGCTAAGTTCCAGACTATTGTGACTAATGCTGAAGTTGAGACCTCAACATTTGAAACCCAAGAAGTTGAAGTGTATGGTCAAGCATTGCCAAGAACTATGCCTTCACCTGCTTCATTGACTGGTGGTCCAGGTAGAATCATCACAATCAACACCATGGGAATTGATAATCCATTCTTTGATTGGAAAGGCCCTAAGATTGAATTGCAACCACTTGACAATATGTTCAATAAATGGGTTGCTGACTTTGCTGCTGACTGGGCTGTCAATGTTAAGGACGCCAATGGTGGGGCAGCAGATTCAGGATTTAAACTCATTGTTGAGGAAATGCCTAATCTTGAATTGCGCAAGAAGCGTGCCAGAATGTTTGAAGCCGGATTTAAGCGCATGTTCAGAGTTATCAAGAAGGTTGTGAATACCTACAAGACCGGTTACTTCTCAGAAGATGCTGAGCTGTTTGCTTTATTCTCCGCACCTAACCTTCCAGTTGATCAAATGGCTGAAGAACAAGTTTGGAGCCGTAGAATTTCTGAAGGTAGAGCGTCAAGAGTTGATTACTTTGTTGAAGCCAAAGGTTTGACAAGGGAAGAAGCAATTGCAAAAGTAACTGAGATTGACAATGATATGGCCGCAAAGTCTGCTGTTGTCAATGTTCAGAAATACAATGTGAGCCTTGGTAAGGGCAATTAATGCCTTCAATTGAGGTCACCATCACCAATGACATGGGATTGGATCCAGATGAGTTCCAATCCCTTTGTGATGACATCTACAATGAGATAATTGATAACACACCTGTGGACACCGGATTTGCTCAGAGCAGATGGGAAATTGACTTCATCAATGATAACACATGTGAGATTTCAAATGATTGTGACTACATCTCTTATTTAGAGGATGGTCATTCAAAACAAGCACCTAATGGGATGGTTGACTTAGCACTTCAGAAGTTCTTGTAAAAGGTATATGCTATAACAGCCTTTCATATGCACTGACCGGAGAAATTTATCTGAGATTTCTTATAAATAGATTTGAGTAAGTCCTGCTAAGCTCAATATCATCACATATACCAACAAGCCCCGGATGGGAAAGGAAATAGAAGTTATCATTATGACAACTGAAAATAATTCAACTGAGAGCACTACTCAGGAAAAAGCTACGGATGTAACAAACAAAAGTGAAGTACAAGCTACTGAATTTTCACTAGATGAATTCAAAACTCTTCAATCAAATTATAAGAGCGCTGTTTCTTCAAGAGATAAATTTAAACAGCAAGTGCGTGAATTGGAAGACTCTGTTTCTTCTGCCACTGAGATTAAAACTAAATATGAAGATCTCATGAAGCAATTTGAAACTGTCACAAGTGAGCTGACCTTCATTAATGAAGGTCAGAAACAGAAGGCTCTTGACTCAGCGCTTACCACCGCCTTGGAAGCTGCAGGTGCAAAGTCTATAAGTACTGTTATGAAACTCATTGACAAGAGTAAGGTTCAATTCAATGAAGAAGGAAATGTAAGTTCAGAAGGAATTGCTAGCGCAATCAAGGAAATTATGGATTCTGATCCAATTCTGTTTGGGGAAATTGACCCAAAAAAAGCGCAGGATGGGAAGGAATTTTTAGATCCAGGTGTAAAACGTGCTGGTGATGGATCCGCAACTAAAACTGCATTCCAACAGGAATTACAAGCTGCCATTGCTAAAGGTGATCAAAAACTGATTGCTGAAATTGGCCGCAAGTACAAAATTATCTAATTATTTTAAGGAGTTATACTCATGGCTTTTACCACAAACCTAACTGGCGTTACCCAAGTTGATGACAGCGTTATTGCACTAAACTCTGCTTCTTTCCTTACTGCTGCTACTCAGGCAAATGTTATGGAACAAGTTGCTGAAGTTAAGATTCAAATTGGTGCTAAATCAATCCAGTTCCCTAAGTTTTCCCAACTTTCTCTTGCAACTACTCCATTGGATGAGTCTGAAGATGTTACTTCAGAAGCAATGGCAGATGCTCCAGTCATCCTCACACCAGCTGAGTATGGTAAAGTAATCACCACAACTTCCCTAGCTTCTCTTCAAACTGGTGGACAAGTTAACCTTGCAGCTGCTACTCTAGTTGGTCAGAACATGGCCGCTACTAAGAACAAGCTTGCTACTCTAGCACTTGATGCTTCAACCAATGTTATCACCGCTGGTGGTAAAGCTGTTGCTGATATTCTTGCAACTGATGTTCTTTCCGGTACTATCCTTAACCAAGCTTACAGCAAGCTAGCCCGTGGCAACATTGGTACTCTAGGTGCTGGTGGTGAGTATGTTCTTATTGCTCATGAAGACGTCTTGGCTGACCTACGCGCTGAAGCAGGTTGGATTGATGTTGCTAAGTATGCAGATGCAGTTTCTGTTCTACGCAATGAAATTGGTATGTACAAAGGTCTACGC